AATGTATTGCCACCAGATATTTTAGTTGGCTAATAATGGCAACAAATCTATACTTCAATAATTTTCCGGTTAATCAAGTAACCAGTGAGCAGTTGCTCGTTGAGGATTTGATGATTGAAGCCATGAAAATTTATGGTATAGATGTTTACTATTTACCAAGAAGCACTGACAATACGGGTGTTGATAAGTTGTATGGTGAAGACCAACTGAAGAAATATATCACCGCATATCCAATTGAGATGTACATCAATAATGTATCTGGTATGGAAGGTGAAGGTGATTTCATTTCTAAGTTTGGTCTTGATATTCGTGATGAAATGACAATGCTTGTTTCACGCCGTAGATTTAAAGCAAGTGTTCCTGGATTGTTTAGGGCGCAAGAAGGCGACTTAATTTATATTCCTTTGGTACAAAACTTCTTTGAAATTTCTCATGTTGAGCATGAGAACACTCCTGCAATGTTCTATCCATTGGGTCGTGGGCGTGACAATAATGTATATTTGTATTCACTAAAACTTCGCCAGTTCGTATTCTCAAATGAAATTATTGAAACCGGTGTAGATGAAGTTGATGGACAAATCAGACACAATTATACAGTAACAACAATGACTGTGAATGCTGGTGGTTCAGGAATTTTTGATATGACAAACAATGAGACGGTTTATCAAGGAACATCTCTTGCTACAGCAACTGCATTTGCAGAATGTACTTCATGGAATGCTGTAACAAGAAAACTTGAAGTCATTAAGATTAATGGTACTTTCGTAAGTTCTCAAGCAATCAAAGGTGCAACAAGTAATGCATCTTGGATACTTTCTACAAATGGCGAATCTAAAGCACAAGACCTCGACTTCTCATTTGAAGATATTGCAGACAATAAAGTTGTTCAAACAGAAGGAGATAATATCATCGACTTCTCTGAACACAACCCATTTGGTGAACCATAATGTTCGGTACTCATTTTTATAATCGTAGCTTTCGAAAGTATGTCGTAATTTTTGGTACGATGTTTAATAACTTGTCTATCAAAAGATATGCTAATGATGGTACTGCAAAAGAAGTTATTAAAGTACCTCTTGCATATGGTGCCAAAGAAAAATTCATCACAAGATTACAGCAAGACCCAACTCTAACAAAATCTGTTGCTATAACTTTACCTAGACTTAATTTTGAAATGACAAACATTTCATATGATTCTAGCCGTAAGCAACAATCATCTATTAAAATTGCGGCAGTCGATACAACAACTGCAAAAACAGTCAAGTCTCAATATGTTGGTGCACCATATAATTTTGATTTTACTCTAAGCATATTTGTTCGTAACATTGAAGATGGTACACAAATCGTTGAGCAAATTCTACCATATTTTGTTCCAGACTACACAGTCACTGCTAATCTAGTTCCATCACTGAATATCATTAAAGACATTCCTATTGTTCTCAATAGTGTTTCACAGAACATAGAATATGAAGGTGGTTTAGATTCACAGAGAATCATCACATGGGATTTGACATTTACTGTCAAAGGATATCTGTTTGGTCCTGTTGCTAATAATAGTGCTATCATTATTGGTGTTGATACTGGTGTTGTTGCCAATGGTTCAAATGTTCTTACTGGTGGTTCTACAACAAACTTGTTCTACGATACCAATAACAAAGCAATCCAAACTGTGGTAATGAAGAATACTGCAAATACGGGTAATGGCACATATCTTGAAGGTGAAACAATTAATGTAGAAAACAAGAGAGATGTTCTTGGCACAGTATTGTATTGGAAACCAAATTCAAATACTCTTATTGCAACTTCAATGACTGGTGTGTTATCTGCAAACGATATTGTTATTGGTGCAGATTCACATGCAAGATATATTATTTCGACTGTAGAAACAACACCATTGTTGATAGCAAACACAAAAATCACTCAAAACCCCGTCACTGCTGATTCTAATGATGACTTTGGATACACCCTTCAGTCAAAAGAATATCCTAAAACATTATGAAAAGCATAGATAAAAATTTATCAGACATATTCGACATAGACCCAATAACACCAACAAATGTGATTGAGGTCAAAGAGACTGCTGTTGTCGAAATAAAAGATTCAACCATTGAAGATGATGTTGAGTTTGCCAGACAGAATATCAAAAAATTAATCAACAAAGGCGGTGTTGCCTTTGACAATCTTTTGTTGGTAGCAAACGAATCTGAACAACCAAGAGCATATGAAGTTGCCGCAACATTTATCAAAAATTTATCTGACTTAAATAAAGATTTGCTTGAATTGCAAAAGCGCAAAAAAGATTTACAAGGTCCTGACGATAAAAAACAAAGTGGAAATGTGAATGTTGACAAAGCAGTTTTTGTCGGTTCAACAACAGAACTAGTGAAGTTTTTAAAAAATAATAAATGATTACTTTTTCAGGATGTACTGTTAGTGGCGGTGCTAGTTTTTTTCTAGGTATTCCTGACGGGTTATCTGCGGGTAACGCAAGTACATCCGCATATGCTATCAAACAAGCATATCCTGCCAGCACTGATGGTTTGTATTGGATTCAAAACGCAAACATAAATTCTGGTAATCCAGTTCAAGTGTATTGTGATATGACTACACTTGGTGGTGGTTGGACTCTCATCATGCAGAATAATTATTATGATTGGACATTCAGTAATTGTTTATTGAGAAATCAAACTTCTGCACCTAGTTCTTTAGTTGCTAATAATACATTTGGTAGTGCAGGCACCAATGGTAATTATAGTATCATTAGTTGGGCAGATTATATTAAGAAATCATCAAGTGGTTTCGATTATATGCTTGATGCACAATATCGTGGTCGTAACGGTGGTGCATGGACTGCTAATCAACCATACAGTTTTGTGGGTCAATATGATAGTTCTGGATTTGGTACAGATAATGTTGCTGGTAGTGATGGTTTTCGTCAAAACATAACAGCAATTTCATTATTTTATACTGGTGCAAGTGGTACTACAACTTGGACTTATAATACTGATGGTATAGAAAAACGAATGCCATGGTATGCAAATAATGGAAGCAATGCTTCTTATGTTGGTAATGCTATCTTCACTACAACACATGATGATAGTGGTTCATGGTGGGGAACATTAATGACTACTGCAACCGGTTGGCAACCTTCACCATGGCAAAACCATACTGGTGTAGGTAGCCCCAATGTTATTTGGTATTGGGTGAGATAAAAAATGAGTGATAATGGTGGTGGTTACAATGGTAATGCGAGTCTAAAAAGATTAGGTGTAGAAATATCATACACTGAAGAACAAGTTGCGGAGATTGTAAGGTGTTCTGAAGACCCAATTTACTTCATCAAAACATATGTGAAGATTGTCAATGTGGACAAAGGTCTTGTTCCATTCGACATGTGGCCATTTCAAGAAGAGATGGTTGATACATTTCACAACAATCGTTTCTGTATTGCAAAGATGCCTCGTCAGGTTGGTAAGACAACTACGACAGTTGGATACATGCTATGGACTGTACTATTCAACATTGATTATAAGATTGCAATTCTTGCAAACAAAGGCGCATTGGCTCGTGAGATTTTAGGTCGACTTCAATACGCATATGAATATTTGCCTCTATGGTTGCAACAAGGTATCAAGGTTTGGAATAAAGGTAACATCGAACTTGAAAACGGTTCTGTTATTTGGGCATACGCTACTTCTGCATCTGGTGTTCGTGGTGGTACTTACAATCTAGTTTTTTTAGATGAGTTTGCCTTCGTTCAACACAACATGGCACAAGACTTCTTTACATCGACATATCCAGTTATCTCATCAGGTAAAACGACAAAGGTTATTATTGTATCGACACCCAATGGTCTGAATCAATTCTATAAAATGTGGGTCGATGCGACAGAAGGTCGTTCAACATACAAACCACTTGAAGTGCATTGGTCAATGGTTCCAGGTCGTGATGATGCTTGGAAAGAAGAGACAATACGAAACACTTCTGAAGAACAATTCAGACAAGAGTTTGAGACAGAATTCATTGGTTCTTCGGCAACTTTAATCTCTGGTATAAAACTTCGTGAGTTAGCATTCAAGAATCCTCTTGAAGAAGAGAATGGTCTATCAATCTACGAAAGACCGATTGGTGAATGCATTGATGAAGTCACTGAAAAAATGAAGCCTAAAAACATGTATACTATGACAGTCGATGTTTCAAGAGGTTTAGGTTTAGATTATTCAGCATTCTCAGTTGTTGATGTAACTACTGTTCCTTACAGACAAGTTGCCAAATACAGAAGCAATACCGTTTCACCATTGACATTT